TGATAATTATGATATTCTGATGGAATATATCTTTCAAGATCTTAAAGTTTCTGATGTTCTTGTAAAATGACTAAAGTTCTCTTGAATCGTGAAGGTTATCGCTTTATAGAGGCAGGTATTATTGAACTCAACGGTAAACCTGATTATCGCCTTCAAAAACAAAATGAATACACAAAACGCTGGAATGACATTTATCTTTTTGATAATGGAATGCAGTGTTCTCTTGCTATGGAAGACTTTGAATATACTCTCTGGTTAGATGACCAACCATGTTACAGAGAGATGAGGGAGAATATGGGAGTATATTAGTATAAATAACCAGAGATACTCCAATAAAATGCCATACAAAAACAAAGAAGATGCTGCAGATCAAAAAAGACGATGGAGATTATCTAATCCTGAAAAAGTGGCTGAAATTCAACGGAAATACAGGGAGAACAACCCATACAAATATGCTGACAAAAGAACAAAAGAGCAGCATAAAATAAAAAATAGTCTCCAAAGAGAAAAAAGAAAATCTATTCTTTTTGAAAATCTTGGCAATAAATGTTGTAAGTGCGGTTCTACAGAAAAACTAGAACTAGATCATATCAATCCTCTTCTTAAAACTACTAGACAATCTATCTTGTCTGTTGGTATTGAGCGGGCACTAAAAGAATGTGATAACATTCAACTTCTATGTAAAGAGTGTCATATTAAAAAAAGTCAAGCACAGAAAAAAGCAGCATATTATCTCTTCTATAATATGCCTCTAGAAGAGCAAGAAAGGTGGATTGAAAAGTTTATAGACCATAAAGGTTTTATGGATAGATCAAGTTCTTTGGAAGACACGGAGAGTCTTTAAAAGCACTGGTGGAGTCAATGATCTATTTATTCCCTCGTCGTATTGGCAATATAAATGACGACTGGTGCGGATAATGAAGTAATACTCCCGTTTGGTTTATTACTTCCAGTCAAAGAATTGGTGGCGAGCCTGAGCACATAAAGGTGGGTTGCATAAATCCACCTTTTTTAGTATAATAAAAGAAAAACAATATGATAGGATTTAATGCTTTAGGACAACTTAGTAGATTAGGAAATCAAATGTTCCAGTTTGCTGCACTCAAGGGATTTGAAACTAATCCTCTTTCTAGATCCTGTGTAAAAGAAGACGAAGACACATCTGTTTATTATCAAGGATGTTTATGGGGAGGTAAAGTTCCTGACATTATTGAATTAATCGAAGAACTTGACACTAGAACAACTCAAGATTTAGAGGATAATGTAATCGCCATTTGGCACGATGAAAGTCACCTGAATAAATTTTTTATTGAAAATAAATCAAGAGTTCATACTTTAGGTCCTGGATATGCATATCCAGAAGTATTTGAAAGTTATTGTACTTTTGATCCAAAAATAATTCACCTTGCAAAAGATAATTCTAAGTATCATCAATGAAATTAGCTGTTTGTTATAGAGGGCATTTAAGAACTCTTTCTAAAACTTTTGATAATCAAAATCAATATCTATTTAAAAATCATAATGTTGACTTTTTTTGTCATACTTGGAATGTATACCCAGAAGAAATACAATATTTGAAAGATATTGTAAAACCTAAAAGATTGTTGATTGAAGATCCTAAAAATTTTGAAATGAATCCATATTCTCGTATGACTATCGGACAATCTTTTGATGTTGCCGAGAATTTTAATAGGAAGAAAAAGATTGGTGATGAGTATTTGCAATCAATGCCATATAATGTTTTAAGTTTATTGTACTCTTTACAAAAAGTTAATTCATTAAAGAAAGAGTATTGTCAAGCACAAGATATTAAATATGATGCTGTTCTTGTGATTAGACCTGATATTTACTTTTATGATAAATTCAGGTATAATGAAACTGATATAGATAAGATCAATATCTCTTGGTATGAAAATATTGGAGATCATTTAAATAATCCTCACGCAATTATAGATCACATTGCCTTTTCTAAAGAAGAGCACATGGATCAATACTCAGATTGTTTTCTGTATGTAGCTGCATATTATTTTAATCATGGGATTCCATTTGTTCCTGAAACATTATTGGGATGGCATGTTAAAACAATAAGCAATATCGACATCAATATGATAAACACTCGCCACAAAGTTGTTAGGATTGAAAACTATAAACACGATGACAATTTAGATAGATGAATTTAAAAGATTTAGAATTGATTTCGATTAATCAAGAACTATATGATGGATTTAATAACTTCATGATCAGTTCTGATTTAAAAATTTTTGGTAAACTTTTAGCAAGAACTCTTCTTTTTAATAAAGTGAAAGACGTTCCTGGAGACATCGTAGAGTGTGGTGTATTTAAGGGAACAGGTATTTTCACCTTCTTAAAATTGAAGAGATATTTTTGTCCTAATACTTATAAGAAAGTTATTGGGTTTGATTTTTTCAACTCAAAAGAATTGACCGAATTCCTTTCACCCCAAGATAAAAAAGCAATGACTTTACTTTTTGAGGGTAGAAATTTTTCTCATGAAAATTCTTATAAAGAAACTTTGGAAAGAAAAATTCTAGATTCTGGATTCGAAGATCATGAGTTTGAATTAATTAGTGGAGATGTGTCAAAAACAGTTATTGACTTTAGAGAAGAAAGACCTGGAGTAAAAATTTCTTTACTTTATTTGGATCTGGATTTAGAACAACCAACTTATGATGTTCTGATTGCTTTATGGGATAGGGTGAGTAGTGGTGGTATTATTGTATTTGATGAATATGCATACCATAATTGGTCTGAATCTATTGGTGTTGATAGATTTTTTCAGAATAAAAATATTAAAATCAATTCTTTAAACTTTGTTGCCCCATCTGCATACGTTGTTAAACCATGAATAAATTAGTAATCTTTGATTTAGATGGTGTTCTTATTGATAGTAAGGACTATCACTATGAAGCATTGAATCAAGCACTTGGTGAAAAGTATGTCATCAGTAGAGAAGAACACGTCAGCATTTATGATGGGTTGCCTACTAGCGCAAAACTAGAATTGCTAACCAAAAACAAGGGACTTCCTGTAGGATTGTATGATGAGATCTGGCAGAACAAACAGGAAGCAACACTCAAGATCTTTAATGATTGTGTGGCAAAGGACTATGAGTTGATGGGTTATTTCCAGCAACTTGTGGACACTGGGTATAAGATTGCAGTAGCATCTAACTCTATTAGGAATACTGTTAAAATCATTCTATTGAGATTAGGAGTATTAGAGTTTGTGGACATGTATGTGTCCAATGAGGATGTAGTCAGGAATAAACCATTCCCAGCAATGTACTGGAAGTGTATGACTGCTCTTGGCGCTCTTCCTGCTGATACTGTGATTGTTGAGGATAGTCATATTGGTAGGCAGGGTGCTCTTGATAGTAAGGCACATCTTGTACCTGTGGAAAACAGAAAGGATCTAAATCAAGATAAGATTAATAGAATCAAAAAGATTTTGAATGGAACAAAACAGAAAGTAGCATGGGAGAGTAAGACCATGAATGTACTGATTCCTATGGCAGGTGCTGGCAGCAGATTTGCTAGTCAGGGTTACACCTTTCCTAAACCTTTGATTGAAGTCAGAGGCAAACCTATGATTCAAGTTGTCGTAGAGAACCTCAACATCAAAGCAAACTATACTTTCATTGTTCAGAAAGAACATTATGAAAAGTATAATTTAAACTACCTACTTCCATTGATTGCTCCTAGATGTAACATTGTTCAGGTTGATGGTATTACTGAAGGTGCTGCTTGCACAACTCTCCTTGCCAAAGAGTTTATCAATAATGATGAACCTTTAGTGATGGCAAACTCAGATCAGTTTGTTGTCTGGGATTCTAATGAAACTCTCTATGCATTCCAGAATGGTGAATGTGATGGCGGTATTCTGACATTTCCTGCAACACACCCCAAATGGTCCTATGCTAAGTTGGGAGAAGATGGATATGTCTCTGAGGTTGCTGAGAAGAAACCTATTTCTGAACATGCAACTGTTGGCATCTACTATTGGAAGAAAGGTTCTGACTATGTAAAGTATGCAGAACAAATGATTACCAAAAACGTTAGAGTCAACAATGAATTCTATGTCTGTCCTGTGTTCAATGAAGCAATCTCTGATGGTAAAAAAATCAGGATTAAAGAAATTGAGAAGGATGGTATGTGGGGTATTGGAACACCTGAAGATTTGAATTATTTCTTGGAGCATTACAAAGAATGAAACTGATTGCACATAGAGGAAACATTGACGGTCCAAATTCGTTAGATGAAAATTCGCCAGAATATATTGATGATGCAATATCAAAAGGATTTGATGTTGAAGTTGATATTTGGTATGATACTTTTGAAAAAAACTTTTATCTTGGACATGATGATCCACAATATCGTGTAACATCATATTGGTTAGCAGAAAGAATGAGCAATCTTTGGATTCATTGTAAGAATCTAGATGCTCTTTATGAGTTTGCAAACAATAGAGATGGATGTAATTACTTCTGGCACCAAACAGATAACTTTACTTTGACTAATAATAATTATATTTGGACATATCCAGGTCAACCCTATACACCAAGATCTATTATTGTAATGCCAGAAACTGGCATTAAAGATGAAGAACTTAAAAAACTGGTTGACTTTAAAGCATATAACTGCTATGGTATTTGTTCTGATTATGTGGAGTATTTAAATGTATAAGGGTAAAAAGATTGTTGCATGTTCGCCAGTTGGCAGAAAGATGGATATGCATGTGGTCATTGAATCTGCAATGAACAAATTTAAAGGTATTGCCAAATGAAAATTGCTTTATGTCTTTCTGGACAACCTAGGTTTGTGAAAGAGGTTGCTCCATATATTCTTGAGAATGTATGTGGTAGATATGACGCCGATGTTTTTATGCATCTATGGTTTGATGAAAATCTTCAAACCAATCCCTATAAGTATGGTGGGGATGGTGGATGGGAAGTTCAAAGAATTCTTCCAACTGCTGCTGAAGATGTATTGTCTATCTATAAACCAAAACTATATAAGATAGAACCAAGCAAAACCTTTAAGGATTCTACAATCAAAACAGATTATTGTTATTATCCTAACGGTCAATTGGTTCCTTGGTCTAGACACTGGAATGAAAGTAACGAACCTGATTATAAATCCAGAATGGTTAATAATTGGTTGTCATGTCATTACAGTTTGAATCAAGTTAATATCCTTAAGAAAGAATATGAATATGCAAATGACTTTAAGTATGATTTTGTGATTAGATGTAGAACAGATTCTGTTGTTCACAGCAGAATTACATATGAAGATTATGATCCTAATACAATTCACTATACAAGTATTCTGAATCAACCAGATGGTATGATTGCAGATTACTTAAACTTTGGTGGGTCTGAAGTTATGGATCCCTTCATGAGTACATTTTCTTTTATCGATCAAATTTTTAAAAAGTGTGATGAGGACTTTGGTGGAGCATGGAGCAATGAAATGCTTCATAGAAAAACTTTAGATCTTTTTAATATTCCTCATCAAGCACATCCTATTGTAGTAACATTACCTCGTTTCTAATATGAAAGCACTCGTAACAGGTGGAGCAGGATTTATCGGTTCCAATTTAGTTGATACTCTTATTGAACAAGGACATGAAGTTGTCGTAATTGACAATGAGTATTCTGATGTTCATGAACAATTTTACTGGAATGATAAAGCACAAAACTATAAGTACGACATTCGTGACTATGAAAACACACGTTCACTTTACGATGGTGTAGATTATGTGTTTCATATTGCAGCAGAAGCACGTATTCAACCAGCAATCGAAAACCCAATCAATGCTGTAAGCATTAACTCGGTGGGAACTTGCACAGTTCTTCAGTGTGCTCGTGAAGCAGGTGTCAAGAAGGTTATGTACTCTTCAACTTCATCTGCATATGGTTTGGTGAATGAAATTCCAAACGTAGAAACTCAACCAGATGATTGTCTTAATCCATACTCAGTTTCTAAAGTCAGCGGTGAAAAACTGTGTACAATGTACACAAATCTATTTGGATTAAAAACTGTAATCTTCAGATATTTTAATGTCTATGGAGAACGTCAACCACTTAAAGGTCAATATGCACCTGTGATTGGTATTTTTCTTCGTCAAAGAAGTGATGGAGAATCTCTTACAATAGTTGGTGATGGAGAACAACGTCGTGACTTTACTCATGTGTCCGACGTAGTAAATGCAAATATTCTTGCCGCAACAACAGATATTGATGAAGATCTTTATGGATCAGTATTCAATGTTGGTAGTGGTAAAAACTATTCTGTTAATGAAATCGCGGCAATAATTTCAGATAACACCGTAAATATTCCTCCTCGTATTGGCGAATCTAGAATTACTCTCGCCAATAACAATAAACTTACGACAACTTTTAGATGGGAATCTAAAGTTGATGTTGAAAACTGGATTAAGAACAACCTATGAGAACTTTAGTTGCATATCATCAGTGCTTTAACAATCGTAAAGCAACTGAATTCGCAGTAAAAAATTTCAGAGAACATAACCCAGATACTCCATATTATCTTATCTCTGATGCAGGTTCTGATTTTTCTGATATTGCAGAGAAGTATAATGTGAATTGGGTATATGATGAAAGAAATGTTGGTATGAATTATCTACCAGCAAAAGATTCTTGGGTACTGCTTGAAAGAATTATGAATTGTTTTAATAATTCTGGATCACAGTATATGCTACTAATTGAAGATGATGTTATTTGTCGTGGTAAAATTGAAATCGAGAATGATTTTGATCTTGCTGGTGCTAATACTCCAGGAAATATTATTGGCAAGGAAGCATTTGAATACATCAAACAAAAATACAATGTTAACCCTAATGTGAATTGGTATAATGCTTGTGGAGGAACCATCCTTAACAAGAACATTTTTTATGAAAACTATGATATAATAGAGACATTCATCAAAGAGGATTACGACTACATCATTAATAATCTTTCTGGAGAACAATTTGGTTGGTCATTTGGATCTATGGATTCTTTTTTGGGATTTCTATACATGGTATGTGGAAAAGAAATCTGTATAAACTCGGATCTGGTAGAATGTCTAAGAACACCAGATTGGAAATCTTCTTCCCATAAACTTGTCCATCAATACAAAGAGCAGTATGTCTAAACAAAAAGTTATCATCTGGGGTTATCCTTTAGATTCACACACACATTCTTATATTCATGGTGTTTGGTATAAAACCTTCAAGCATCTTGGATATGATACGTATTGGTTTCATGATGATAACTATCCAACTGGATTTGATTATTCTAATTCACTTTTTATTACTGAAGGATATGCCGAAAATAACATTCCTTTGGTCGAATCATCAACATACTTTGTACACATCTGTGTAAATCCACAAAAGTATATTGAAAAGGGTTGTCGTTTAGTTGATATTAGATTTAATGTAAACCAGATTAACGATTGTAATTATTCTTATGAGTTTGATAAGAATGATGTTGTGAAGATTGATGAGGCATCTTTCTATAATAAATCCGCAGATGATTCTATCTTATCTGACAAGTTTAAAAAAGGTATTGGTGGATATGAAGCACTATATCTGAGTTGGGCAACTGATCTCTTGCCAGAAGAATTTAATTATGATGATCGATTCATTACCAGAGAAAGAAAGATCTATCATGTGGGATCAATTTCTGAAAGTAATATTCAAGAACTTAGGAAGTTTGGAAAAGCAATGTCTGAAAATGGGATTGATTTTATTCATAGAGATCCTTGGTCAAATCCTGCAACTTGGGAAGAAGTAAAACATCTTACTCAAAAATCTTACATTGCACCAGATCTCCGTGGATCAGCGATGAGAGCAGAGATTAATGGTAAAGTTGATACTGGTGCAAATCACAAACTGATTGGATACATTCCATGCAGAATCTTTAAGAACATTAGTTATGGTCAGATTGGAGCAACAAATTCTAAAGCAGTCAAAGAACTGTTTGGCGATCTTGTAATCTATAATGATGATGAATATCAATTGTTTTATGATACAGACAAGAAAAAAGATAATACGGATTATATTCTAGAGCAAATGAAATTTGTTCAAACCAATCATACCTATATCAATAGAGTTGATTCGATCATGAAAGTTTTTAATCAGGAGATTTGATATGTCAGTAACACTTGTAACATCTTTGTATGATATTAATCGTTCCAATTTAGATGGAAGAACTTGGGATGAATATCTAGAATGGTTTGCTAAAACATTGCAACTCAAATCTCCCATGGTAGTATTTGTAAATCAAGATTTGGTTGAATTTGTAAAGGAACATAGAAAAAATCTTCCTACAAAAATCGTAGAAAAATCTATCGATCAGATTCCTTACTATCATCTTAAGGGAAAGATGGATGCTGTAATCGAATCTGAAGAATATCAATCTAAAATTTCTGATCCAAATAGAATCGAATGTAAGAGTAGTTTGTATAACATTATTCAATACTCAAAGTTTAGATGGTTAGAAATTGCAGCAGATGAGAACTATTTTAACTCAGATTATTTTCTTTGGGTTGATGCAGGACTGTCTAGATTCTTTTATGATATTAATTTAAACAATCCTTATCCCGGGGAAAACGCAAAACAATCCTTGTTGGATATTAAAGATAGTATTCTGATTCAAGTATTCCTTTCTTACTATCCAGATTTAGCAAATGCAAATGAACTATCCAAAGAATATCTTCAAGATAATCGTTCTTATATTATGGGGGGAATGTTTGGTGCTGGAAAAGAATCCATCAAAAAGTTTCGTCCAATCGTAGATGATATTTTAGATCAAATGTTATCTGATAATATTATCAACAATGAGCAAATTGCTTTAGGCTACCTATATAAAAAGCATCCAGATCTTTTCGCAGAGTTTTTTAATGAATCTTATTTACATAGAAGTTATGAACTCGTTATGGAATTAAGCAAATGAAAAAATATTTTTTTGATTGTGGAACTCATATGTTCCAAGGGTTTCAAGAATTTGTTGGAAAATATAATATTGATTCCTCTTGGGAATGCTATTGTTTTGAAGCAAATCCACTAACTTATGAAGAATCCAAAAGGATTTATGAAGATCTGAAATCAAAATATAAAATTACTCACTTAAACAATCCTGTTTCTAATCAAGATGGTAGTGTAAATATTATGTGCTCAAAAGTAAAAAGTTGGGGACACCAAGTTGAAATTGGAATCTTTACTGATCAAGCGTCAAATATTTTAGAAAAACCTCAAGAATGGTGGAATGGCGAATATGAAGAACATGAGGTAAAATCTATTGATTTTTCTTCTTTATTAAAAAGAACTGTTAGTAAAGAAGATTTTGTTATAGTAAAAATGGATATTGAAGGAAGTGAATTTGATGTTTTAGATAAAATAATTAAAGACAGAAATATGAATTTAATTGATGAAATATATGTAGAATTTCATGAACGACATTTTGACAACCAAAATTATTATAAGAAAAAAAAAGAAGAATATATAAGTATATTTTTAGAAAATCAAATTAAGATTTTGGAGTGGGTATGAATAGAAAGATTTTTATAGATTGTGGCGCAAATATGGGAACAGGATTCTCCCAACTCTGTAATAGAGTTGGTGTGGATGAAACTTGGGAAATTTTTGGATTTGAACCGAATGAATATGCTTTTGACATATATGTGGATCATATAAAATCTGGAAAATATTCATTTTTAAATAATAAAAACTTCAATTTATATCAAAAAGCTGTTTGGATTGAGGATGGATATATACAATTCTGTATGGAAGGTCTAAATGAAACCGAATATAATAATGAAAATGGAATATGGAAAAATGCCATTGAAAATCATAAGAAAAAATATCCATTAGATTCCAAACTAGATATTGGCATACCATCTAGTGGAGGATCTTGTATTAAAGAAATGCGCGATAAGCATAATCGAACTCCAGAACACGAAAATTTATATACTTTTGAAGAACCTGTTTCGGTAGAATGTATTGATTTTTCAAAATGGATTAAAGATAATTTTTCCAAAGAAGATTATATTTTTCTTAAGATGGATATAGAGGGATCGGAATATAAAATATTGCCAAAAATGATTGAAGATGGTACAATGAGTTATATTGACACATTAGTTATAGAATGGCACGATTGGATTATGCCAGATTTCAAATCAGACACTTTACAGTTACAGCAACAATTGCAAAATTTGGGTGTCAACGTATTGCCTTGGGGTTGAATTGACAAATGAGAATTACTTTAGTTGGTCCTGGTATTATGCCAATCCCACCTACAGGTTGGGGAGCGGTTGAAATACTTGTTTGGGATACTAAAAATGCCTTGGAAGAAATCGGACATGAAGTTCAAATCGTCAATACAAAGAATCCTAGACAAATTATTGATGAGATAAATTCATTTCGCCCAGACTTTGTTCATATTCATTAT